CAACCTGTCCGGTATCTACAACATCGCCACGAATGCGGGCGATGACCTTCTCTTCCAGTACCTGACGTAAAATGATCGGTCTGCGCCCCACCTTGTCCCGCCGTAAAGCAAACGTCTACGGTGCGAACGTGTCCGTGACTGCCGTGGGCCGCTGGTTCATGTCAGAACAGGAAGTCTCTGACACGGCCATCGCGGACCAGTCGGGCAACGCATACAACGCCGATCTGAACGACGGGACGGTGAACGAGCCGACTGCGGATCTGCCGGATGGGTACGTGTACACGGTAGACGACTACGCTCAAGTGGCGAGCGCGCCGGTTAGTGCCCCGCCGTGGACGTTGGCTGCGCGGGTGAAGGTCAATAACGTCGGGCCGTACACACTCGCCCGGAACGATACCGCGACCTACGTAGACGCGAACGGTGTGGTCCAGACTGCGGGCGCTAACGTGCTGCGGGATGGGCACTACCTCACGAGTAATGATGCCGTAGAGCGCCGGGTCACGCTACTGGAGCGGGCGTACACGAACAAGATCACGACCGCGCTGGCCTCGTGGACGCCAACCGGCGCGACGATCACCGACACGGCGGTCGCCGATCCTGCGGGCGGTACGGGCGCCATTGAGGTTACGGCGAGCGCGGGGGCGGGCAATCACCATGTCTTTGCCGCAACCGTCACCGCCATTGGAAAGCTTTCGGGCGAGGTGTGGCTAAAGGCGGGAACCCACCAGTATGCCAACTTGCTGTTCTCTAACGCCACCGATGGCACCGTTAACCGAACGGTCATTAACCTGACGACCGGTGCGGTGGTGACGTCATCTGGCCTGTCTGGGTACACGAGAAAAATCACCGTCCGTGACGATGGCTGGGTGCGCATCCAACTATTCGGATCAGCGCAGACCGTGGCCAACTCCACCGTCTACGTGCAGATCACGAATGCCTCAGGCACCGCATCCCATACTGCCGCAGGCACCGAAACCATCTACGTCTGGCGTCCGACGATGTACGAGGCCGCGGTTCCGCCCGAGTCGGTGCTGACGACCTCCGAAGTCACGACCGCCGACAGCCTCACGGTGGACCTGCTCGACGCGACCCCACAGGAAGCGAACTACCTGTACGAAGGGGTGGTGCTGGACCGGCAGGCTTCTCCTGCTGGCATACAGAGGTCCTTATTCTATCTCGGCACTTCCAACGCAGGGATAAGGTTTTTCTACGATTCCACGGCGTATATGTGGGTGCAGTTCTTCCAAGCCAGTGGAATACGCAAAGAAACGCACCTGTTTTCCACGGAACCGCCGCTGGCGCTCGGGGACCATTTCACGTGTCGGATCTATCAGGCTGCGGACGGGTCCATGGCCATTGGTCTGAGTGTGCACGGAGGCGTGGAGTCAATAAGTAGCACGACCGCGCTAGCCTTGCCGGGTGCGTGGGCTGCGAACACGGTCAGATTCCAAGCGGACAACTGTAACCAGGGCCTCATCTCCTTCAAGGCCCAGAGCGGCGCGGAGATGACGCTGGCCGCGCTCCAGGCGCTCACCGACCCGGACATCGCGTTCTACCAGGTCGGTATGGAGTCCTCGCCCTATCGCACGATTATGGCGGCCCAAACCGACGGAGCGGACTATCCCTACTTCGGCATCTTCCTCGACGAAACAGAGAAGCTGTCCTATAAGGCCCGTGACAATGCAGGATCGACAATCGGCCCGGAAGACGGCGCTACTGCAATGACCCAAGGCACTACCCACGTTCTCGTCGCAACGAACGATGGGACCACGATCAAGTTGTACGTGGACGGGGTGCTGGATCACAGCTTCGCGAACAGCGGCACGTTCTCTAACGTGGATGCTTTCTCGTTCGGTGCGATTCCGGGAGCGAGCATCTTTCATGGAGCCGTAGGGGACGTGATTGGCGACGCGGCAGTCTTCACTCGTGTCCTCACTCCTGCCCAGGTTCTCCGGCTCAGTCAGGAGCTAAAATGGCCCGCATAAATGTGCCGATCATCCTGATTAGCGTCTCTGCCTGGACTGCACTACCCGATAAGGTGCGGCGTTTTCTACGACTCGTGTTTCGGTACGTGAACTTGTGGGAGGGGGGTCCAAGACCCCCGATCCTTCTGAGCCCAACCGGGGTCGCCCACTACGCTTTCTGTGACCCACGATTTACACAGGAAGACGCGGAAACACTCGCTATCGTCGCTAAGAACATTGCCAAGATCCAGGAGCCCGGCACGATGACAAAGGCCGAGATCAGGGCCGCGCTCGACGCTGCGGTGGCTAGGGTCAACGTTGTCGTACCCGAAGGCGAGGACCCGTTTGCGTACACGCTGACTGCACTCAACGCACCGGCTGCGCTCAAGATGTTTGCCAGCGTCCCTGACGGTTGGACACACAAGGAAGTGCCAAGTGCCTAGACTGACCGACGCACGTTGGGACTTCATCGCTGGCCAGAACAGCAGCTACAGCGAGGACGCGCTCGAAAATCGGGAGCTGAGGCAGTCGGCTAATTGTCGGCTGACAACGTACGGGGCTGTGTCGAAGCGGAACGGGACGCAGCGCATCCATTCGGACGCGCTCGGTGCGTCGGTGCTTGGTCTGGTCCAGTGGGATAACCCGTCACAGTCTGCCGAATTGGTCGCGATTGCTGACGCCGACCTGTGGCACAAGACGCTGGCCGCTACGACGTGGACCAACGTCGCGTCCACTTTGTCCACCACGAACCGCGTGAGTTTCGCGACCTACGTGTACGGTGGCACGAACCGCCTCTACTTCGCGGACGGCTCGCTACGGAAATGGACCGCGACGACGCTAACGACTTCAATCAGCGGCGCACCGTCCGCCAAGTACCTGGCCGTCTACAAGGAACGCTTGTTCGCGTCGGACGGGTCGAAGGTTATCTACTGGTCGGCGGTCGCTGATCCTGAGACGTGGGCCGCACCGGACGGTGGTCAAGCGAACGTCGAGACGTACGACAATGACAACATTGTCGGCCTCGCGGTCGTCGGTGGGTCGCTACTGATTTTCAAGCACGACAGCATTGCCCGGTTCCAGGGCACGACGGCAGATACGATCGACATTGACAAGGGCACGGAAGGTGTGTCCGCCAGTGTGGGCTGCATCGCGCCGGGCACCATCGTGACTGCCGAGGATTTCGCGTTCTTCCTGTCAGACAGGGGGCCGTACATCGCCACGGAAGGCGGCGTCCAGCCAATCGGCCAGAAGATCGAAAGCGAGATGGCCGATTGGGACCACGCGAATTGGGGATCGTCGTGGGCCGTGTTCAATAAGGACGCCCGCGAGATTTGGCTGATCGTGCCTACCGACGCGGTCAACGACATCGCATGGTGCTACAACGTTCGGACGCAATCGTGGACAGGTCCGTGGGATTGGGGGTTCAACGTCATTACTGCGTCCACGTTCGAGCGCACAGACGGGACGGAAGGCGTGTTGCTCGGCGGCAGCGACGGGTACGTAAGGGACGGCGATAATTCGGACAACGGCGCGAAAGACGACGTGCTGGTAGGCGATACGGGCGGTACGAACGTGACAATGACCGTCGAGTTCCCGCCGTTCCTGTTGGGTTCGCCGGGCACGGTCAAGCTCCTCCACGCCACACAATATCTCCATGCCGATCTAGGCGCTTCGGGGTCCGTGACAGCTTCCGGGACAGGCGAAGAACGCGGTTCTGCGTCTACGTTTGCGATTGCGTCGGACGGGGCGGGTACGAAGGCGTATCGGTTCTGGCTCGCATGGCGGGGCCGTAGGCCGAAGCTCGTGCTGACCGAAGCAACGTCGAACCAAGTGACGATCACGGGCATGGAAGTCACGGGCGACTTGGGACGGAGGACGGCGTAATGGCTTACGGCTATCAGGGGCAGCGTCCTCCACTCCCTGATCGGTTCCTCCAGGGCCAGATCACGGTACCGCGTAGCCAGGTCCCGCGTGCGTTGGCCGAAGAGTTGAAAGACGCGGCGATCCCGGCTCAGTTCGTCTCGTACCCGCGGCTTATCGGAGTCTACAACGACCACGCCGCTGATACGGTCGCTGCGGATACGTCCGAACACACGATGAAGTCGTTCAAGTTCAACCCGGGCACGATCTACAGCACGGCGGGCGGGTTCAAGTTCCGCGCTGGTGGAGACTGTTCTGGTACGGGCGGCGTGAAGACCATCACGGTCAAGTTCGGCGGGATTACGATTGGGACGCTTTCCGTTTCAACGGGCACGCGCAGCTGGCTACTTGAGGGCGAGGTCTGGAACAATGGCTATACCTACCAACAGCGGTGGCGGCTTATCGCCTACGACGGTGCATCGCCCGCCATCGAGTCCATGAACGTGTCGGATGACACGTCGCTCTCTGTGGAGATGCTGTAGATGGCCTCAATCACAATGGAGTCGAGCGCGAGCGCCGTGGACGGATACGTCGGGCGCGAGGGTGCAAGCGAGGGATGGTCTTCGTTGATTAGTTCGGCTGGCAACAACGCGGACTATACCGACACTCGGGTCATCATGAAGTTGACGGCCTATTCGGCGCTGGATCAATGGAGCGCTGTACGGCGCGGCGTGTTCATGTTCGATCCCGTGTCTCTTCCAACTGGCGCAGTCATACTGGGCGGCTCCTTGAGCCTGAACCCACAGAACACGCCCACAGACAATTTCCTGTCTGAGCTGGTACTAACGAACGCGCCAGTCACGTCGCCAACGTCGCTCATTACAGCAGACTACGCGCTACTGCATAGTAGTCCCGAAGAGTACGGGACGGCGCGCGTAGCTGTGTCGTCCATCTCTGCAAACGTACGGTTTGAGTTCACGCTGAACAGCGCGGCCCTTACCGCGTTCCAGTCGCTGTACGACTCCGGGGGCGTCTTCAAGTTGGGGCTGATGTTCGATTGGGACTTTGAGAGCACGAGCCCTGTATGGGTCGGGGGCTCGGCAGAAGACAGCATCACCATTACGTCAGTGTCGGGGGTCGCGAATCATCCTATTCTGACCATCGAGTACTACGTGGCCACCGACTACGCGACACTGGAAATCGTGGGCCAAAAAGCGTCGGCTGGCGACACGCTGACGGCTTCGTTTTTGACCGTAGAAGCGTACACCTAACCGGGATAGAGGAAGATGCGTAGTTACTTCGGGGGTTCTACCAAAAGCCCGTTCGGTGGCGTTACGCGACCCACCACATACGGAGCAGTCGGGCCGAAGGGGCCGGACCCGCGCACGGGCTTGCAGCCTGGCGAGAAGGACACGGGCCAGGGTCCGGTCAGCAACCCGAACGACACGTTCTATTTTCCGTCGCCGGGCACGGCGCAGCCGCCTCCTGCACAGCCCCCTGCACAGCCTCCTACGCAACCGGCTACCGGCACGCCGATCCTGAAAAAGACGGATGAGCCGGGTACGACGGGAGGCGGTCAGGTTCCGACGACGCAGCCGGTCGTGGACACGAGCAAGACGACGTTCAAGCCGGCCAACCCCAACTGGGCAGGGCCCACCGGTGAAACGTTTGGAAGACAAGACACGACGATCTATCCGGTCAAAGGGACCGGAGGGGGCGGCGGAGGGGGCGGGTCGTCTCAGCCTGGCAACCAAGATCGGGTCGATACGCTGTGGAACTACGGCCAGAACGCGATGAACAACCCGTCCCGCTATGACGCCGATTTAGTCAAGCAGGGCATGAAGTCCATCGAAGACGCAATCGCGCGAATGAGCAAGACGGGGATGCGGAATATCTCCGAACAGATGGCGGCGCGTGGCTTGACAGGCTCAAGCCTTGAAGGCTTCGCGGCGGCTGACTTGCAGTCTGAGTTGGGGCGGTACGGCAACGAACGTGCGTTCAACCTGGCGCAGGACCAGGCGCGGACGTGGGCGCAGGACAGTTCGACGGCGTTCGGGATGGGCCTCGGCGCGACCGGGCTGGGCGAACAGATTGATTCGCGGCTTGCGTCCAACCGATTCCAACAGCAGGGCCTGGATTTGCAGGGCCGTGGCCTCGACATCCAAGAGAAGGGTCAGGGCATGGACGAAGCGTACCGCAGATGGGCAGCGGAACAGGGCTTCGGCCAACAGACGCGGGGCTACGACCAGGCCGACCGGGGCTACGACCAGGCCGACCTGAGCATGATCGGCAGCTTGCTTGAGCGGTTCGGCCCCACCGTAGTGTCCGGGATGGGCCTGGGCGATTTCGGAAGCGACTGGGTCTACGACGAAAAAACGGGCAAGTGGCGTCCGAAGGACTACTCCAAAACACAGTAAAGGGACGGTGATATCATGGGAAAGAGGCCATGGTGGCAGAGCGCAATCGACTTCGTTGTCCCGGGAGATCAGTTCCGGGGAGACGGACCCGACCAGCAGGTGATCGACGACTACAACGCGGGCAAGTACAACGGCCAGCAGCCAGTCGGCGGGTACGCGCCGAACACGGGGATGCCCGGCATGACGGACCCGAGCGGTATGTACGGCGGTCAGGCGTACAACCCGTATTCTGGTGGCGGCCTTGCGTTGGGTGTCCCCGGCACAGGTTCACCGTACGGAGTGCCGTCGTCCGTGTCGATGGCTGGCATGGGGTTGGACTACGGGAACGCATCGTTGGCCGACACGATGGCGAAGTATCGGGCCGAACCGGAACCCAACACCGGCGGCGCGTCTAACGGCGGTGGCGGCGGGTTCTGGGGCGACATGAGCGGGGCCGAGAAAGCCGCGCTTGCGCTCCAGGGCGTTGGCGCGCTTGGCGGCATCTACGGCCAGTGGAAACAGGGCAAGGCCCAGGACGAGGACAGGGAGCGCGTCCAAGAAGAGCACGAACGCAAACTCCGTGAACGCGAAGAGGCGGCGAAAGTGATGGCACCGCTTGTCGCCAAGTACCTCGGGAAGTACGGCAAGACGGGAGGCTGAGAATGGGCTACGCGGGAGCAGGACTAGGGTTCGGGCTACAGCAGGGGTTCGCTGGGCTGGGCGCAACGCTGATGGGCATTAGCGACCGCCAGGAACAGCGTGCAGCGAACGAGGCCGCCGCCCGGATGCAGAAAGAGCGGTGGGACGCCGAACAGCAGTACCGAGACGACACGTTCACTCGTGCGGGCCAGTGGCACGACGAGGAGGTTGCGCGTCTGGATGCCAATACCGCCCGTGACGAGACGATCCGGCGCGGTGAGGCGTTCAAGGGCGCGATGGACGAAGCGAACACGATGGTATCCAGAGGCCAGAATGCGTTCGTGAACCCGGGCAAGGTCTACTTCTCTGGGAGCCCGTTGGACGGCACGCTGGAACAGCACCAGACGCTTCAGGCAGAGTCCGGTATCCCGACTGTCGAGGCGGGTGCCTACGACCCGGGCGAGAACCCGAGCAATCAGGACATCAAGTGGCAGGGCGACTACTTCACGGGCAAGGGCTACGGCGTGGAAGGACAGTTGCCGCCCCGCCCGACGCCTGAGAAGCCCGACGGGGCCAGAGACGAACGCCGTAGTGGGTGGATCAAGCGCCTCGGCACTCCGGTATCGGTGGAACAGCAGGAAACGTTGGACGCATTGGCCGAAGGTGTCGTCTCGCCGGAACAGGTGATTGCTCAACTTCCGCAACTTGTCCAGAGCGGCGTCTACACTCCTGACCAGGCTGAAGCCATCAAGCAGTACCTGAGCGCGGGCGAGGGTGGAGAGATAGATTTTGGCAGTCCCGAGGCGTTGGCTAACAAGTACATCGGCGGACGATAGATGCCCCAGCAGCGGCCTAACCCGTTCCTGACCGGCCAGACTAGGGCGAGTCGGCCTAACCCGTTCCTTGACCCGGACGGGGCGATTGCGGCGGCTACTCCCCCTGAGCCGTCTATTTCCGATGTCATGCGGAAAGGCTTCGAGGATTCCTATTCTGGCAGGGCGCTCCGAATCGGGAACACGCCGCTAGCTCCATCTGAGCCAACCCCAGAACCGACCTTGGGACAGCGTGCCGCGTCGTTGGCTGTTGGCATCGGGAGGCCCGTCCTGTCTACCTTGGCGGGCGTTACCCGGTACGCTCCGGCGGCTGCTCCGTTCGGCCCCGGGCTCCAGGCCGTGTCTCCACAGATCAGCGAAGCAGTCGAATCCGCCGAAGACTGGCAGTCGAAACATGCTACCCCGGGCGAAACGATGGCAGGCGAGTTCATCGGGACCGGCGCACAGTATATGCTCGGTGGCGAGGCATTGGGCGCTGGGAAGCTGGCCGGTGCGGTCGCGTCTCGGATTCCTGCTATCGGTGCGTTCGGTAGGACGCTGGCTGGCCGTGTTCTTG